AAGACGCGTTTAAAGAAGATGGAAAAGTCTAGTGAACAGATAAAGAAGGTTGAGGAATTTAATTCATTGAGTAGAGAGATGCATCATCTTGAAACGGCTATAGATATGTTGAAGTGTGTGAATAGATTACTGTACCCACACAAGTGAGTTGTCTGGTTTTTTCGTACAACTGAAATTTCCCTTTTCAAAAATAACTTTGCCATCTACTATGCGGAAAGATTAAAACATTTATTATAGGTATACCGATGTCACATATAGACCACGAGTCATATTGGCGAGAACGGTTAAGTGAAAAGAATATATTGTTGCGTAAGATGATACGCGAAGCGGCGATAGAAGAACAAAAGTATTATGAAGGCTTTAACGTTGGAAGGGAAAGACATATGTTTAAGGATGAGATACAAGATGTGCATAACGTGTATGTAAATGCATTGAACGAGATAGATGAAGAGTTAGAAAGTGTTCAGCCTGTGCTTTTGAACTATATGAAGGACTTCATAAAGCTGCACGAGAATAGAGAGATATTCGTTGAGAAGTTAGAGACATTGAAGTGTAAGTTATCCTCAAAGGAGAAAGATAAATGCTGTACTTGATGCTTTTTCCTCAACATAACATCAGTGGAATGATAACAAACAACTTCCATGCAGAATTTACCAATGACATTCATAGAGTTTATGAGTCTTTGCTTAAAGAAGGAGTTGTTGTCTATAAACTGGATAGACTGACACAAATTACAGACGTAGAGATGAACTATAAAGAGATCGTCAAGGAGATGACAGATGAGTGAACAACAAGAGAAGCCTAAGCAGTATTTAGTAATGGTAGACATGATTGGTTTATCATGCATGGCAAAGCTGATGCCTGGATTACAATTCGTAGAGGTAGAGGGAATGTCTATACCTGATAACAAGAATCATCAACTTCTAGTCACTCCAATGCCTAATCAGAAGGTGGAAGAGATTGTGCAGCCTTCAGAAGAGCCAATGGTGGCTTAATGAGAAAAGCAATTGAATACTACTTGGCTGACCAGTCTCAAGTAGAACCCTTTGGTAAGTGGGCTTTTGGGGATGGTTATGAAGAGTTGGATCACTCTCTAAAGTTCATGGAGAAGTGGAATGAACTACACGGAGATGATCTTACCTTAAAACCAGATGGTATGATTAGTAAAGACATACCAAAGATGATTGCGTTATGGACGAAAACATGAAAGGATTTCGGGTGTCGCTGCCTATGCCACCAATAATAATATCGATGATTCTTAACTTTATTCAGCTGTGTGTGGCGATACTCTTTTTATCTGTCTGGATGACTGTTCTCTTGGTCGTTCTAGGTATTATCAGACTAATATGTATGGTATGTGCCTTTGGAAGTGCTAAGGTGACTAAAAGGGAGGATGTGTGAAGATAACAAAGATAGCAGAACTCAATCGTCAGATTAAGAGGTTGATCGTAGAAGATAAAGTTAAGGATTATCCCGTAGAGTACGAGTTCAATCAAGGTATGGAGTTTCCGAACTACAGAATCATAGTAGAGAAAGTGGATAGTGATTTCTATATAGACTCTAAGGGAACCAAGTGGATTAGGGAGCAGAATGAGTAAGGGTGGTTTAGTATACATTGGTAAAGTCATAGATATTCAGCCCATACAGGGAGCAGACTTCATCGCTTCGGCAACCGTGGTTTGTGGAGAAGGGGGGAAGTGGAGAGGTATTGTTAGGAAATCTGACTTCTCTACAGGAGATATATGTACTGTATTTCTTCCTGATGCCTTAATTCCCGAAAGAGAAGACATGTCCTTTATGAAATCCAGTAACTGGCGTGTAAAGATGCGCAGATTTAGAGGTGCACCCAGTGAAGTAGTAATTATGCCATGCATATTGAGTTCTGAGTTAACGATGGTTGGTTCAGATGTTACCCCTCTTTATGGAGTAACTAAGTATCATAAGCCTGTGCCTGCTCATCTTCAAGGAAAAATGGTGGGTGAATTCCCTGGTTTTATCCCTAAGACAGACGAACCTAACTATCAAAACGCAGAAGGTCAAGAATACTTAGACAAACTTCATGGAAATGCTTACTACATCACTGAAAAGTGCGATGGCTCCTCTACTACGGCATTCAGATACAAGGGTAAATTCGGGGTTTGTAGTCGAAATTGGGAGTTAGAGAGAGATGAGAATAACGGTTATTGGCAGACGGCAATAAAATATGACTTAGAGACTAAACTTCCTGAAGGATATGCGCTACAATGGGAGACTTGTGGGCCTGGAATACAATCTAATCCGATGGGACTGTCAGAAATATCAGCTTTTGCCTTCAGTGGATATAAAATAGACGAACATCGATATTTAGAGATGAATGAGTTTTGGAGTTTGATAGATGAATTAGGCTTTCCAACATGCAAATTGCTTGATGTAGGAATAGATTTCGATAAAACAAATGTCAATTTGCTTGGTGAAGGGATTTATGACAATGGAAAACAGAGAGAAGGTGTAGTCGTACGCTCTCAAGAGAATGTTTTGGGTGGAAAGCCGATTAGCTTTAAGGTTATTAATCTAAACTATGAGAAATAGATGAATGAAACAGACCAATGTGCTTTTGAGAAAAAAGTAATAGCTAATGATGAAGTTTATGGGGATTTCCATAGTTATATTCGCGTTTTTAGTGCTTTAATTTCATGTATGAAAGAAACAAATAAACTACATGAAAGAAGTTGTGAGTTCTTTCGTCTTACATTTAGACCAAGTAATATATCTGATAATTCTGGCATGAGCCCATTTGTTTTTGAGATGCGTTGGGGTAATAAAAGTGAAGGTGATAAATGAGTGACATATCTGAAACTATTAATAAAAATTGTAGAGAAATACTTTTAGCATCATTTGAAGTTGTTTTATCTGAAGATTCTAAAGATGCTGAATTCAGCTTAGCTGTAAACTCAATTAATACCGTGTTAGAATATCTTATTTCTAAAAGGAAAGATGATGAGCGGTGAATGTGATAAGTGTTCAGAGCATACTCAAGACTGTAAATGTAATAACAATCTCCCAGATCGCATGATTAATGCAGTGATAAGGCTTGGTAGGGCTCAGCAATACCTAGATGTTTTGCTAAAGTCAGATGTATTCAAGGGTGCGCAGCCAACAAGAGATAGAGTGGCGTGTTTGAATGATAATATGTGGTTCTTAATGAACATTCTTAGAGGTAATGATGAGAGTTGATATACCAATGCTGAACTACTTTCTAGAAGTTCCTGGAATGAATGATGAGGTGAAGGTTTGGGCTCAGATGTTCTTCGATGATGGTAGTGTTACTCAAGGGAAATACATCTCAAGGAGTACTTACGATAAAGAAGAATATATAAGACGAATAGCCACCGAGTTTCTTACCGAAACCCAGAGAGAAGAAGGTGTTCTTTTCATCTGGGGTGCTGGTAGAGTCTACGCAAAGAAGTGTAAATTACTTCTTTTTAGAAGAGGACCCTTTAAGGGGAGTAAGACTCTTAGGCTTCGCAATCTTTGATTGCTTCTGTCCATCACTATAAGATGCTAAGATGCCAACACTCTTGGCAGGCTTAGGGGATATACGGATACTTTTTTCATTTAACGCTTTCATTGATTTGGCCATAACAAAACTCCTTGTTTTTCTTACCTTTTCTCAGTAAGATGAATTTATGTAAAGTATTTATTTAGGAATCGTTATGAGTGGCCCAAATCCACAAGATCCGTTGAGTCCTCTATATGATTTTATAGATGAACAACCAGCGGATGAATTTCCTCAAACCCCAGACTCATCATTAAGTCACTTTACGTATCGTCAGTTTACCCCAGAAGCAATTACTGCGGCTTTGCCTATAGTAGTAACAAAAACAGGGCATGGTTTACAAAATGGACAAGCTGTTCGTGCAATTCAATTTATTAGTGTTCCCTTGGCTAGTGCTACTGGCATGGAGCAACTTAACATGGGCTTGTTTTACGTCCAACAGGCCACTACTAACACTTTTCAGCTGTATAATGCTAGTGGTGTCCCTATTGATGGCCGTTCGTTCACTCCTTATGTACAAGGCGGTCAGTTCGTTGTGAATGGTCCTCAGATTCTATGTGTTAATCCTTCTCACTTCCCTCCTCCAGGCATTCCAATCTTTCCTCCAGTGTAATTTCATCGCAGTTACAGACAACAAAAACATCAAAAGACACGCCGTCTTTTCTGTTCATTACGTAGTCGAAGTCTAGACATCCTTTACATAGGACATCAGGGCGTTGTTTGGTCATATGTCATCCTTCCATTGGATAGCTTCCACGTTCTCTCTCTGTGATGTGTAGGTGTAGGTTCTGGTTGTGTAGTCGGTGTGCCTAATACAGCCACAGAAACAGAGTAAACGGCCTGTTGTGGTGGTGTTTTCTTCTTGCAGCATGGTAGACAACTGATTATCCATCTACATGGAGCGCACCAACAGCTTGTCTTGCAACACTCGGAAGACATATCTCATCCTTTTGTAAGGTAAACTCTTCTATTACATCCATATTCCATATACATCCACTTGAACAATCCCATCCGTAATACCATCTAGTTACTGGTTGTAATCTGCATCCCCATTGATATGGAGAAATGATTATTCCGTCATATTACTTCATTATATCTTCCCACTGCAACCAATAGATATATGGAGGTCTTGTTATGTCTTTCATGAATCGTCCAAAGTCAGATGGATCGTTTCCAGAGTATTGTAAACCAAAGTTAATTACTGCTTCTGGAGTGTATAGATAAGCTATTCTGGCAGTGTCTTTTATCTTAATATGATACTTGTATTTAAGGCACTCTATTCTAAATTCTTCATGCTCACACCATGTTTTCCAGTTCTCATCTTCTTCGAAGTCTTCAACACTAAACCATAACCCATGTGGTTTTTGGAATACAAAACCGATCTTGTCTCTATGCAGATCATGAAAGTCTTTCTTTAGTTCAACGACTTCATTTGCAGAGTAGTGATAGAGTTTCTTAGGAAGCATCATTTACCTGTTTTATATCTAGTTTTGCAGAGATCCTGTAAATCTTTATCCATTTTAGGTTTTCATTGGCAGGATGGGATTTTCTAATAGCTTCTGGTATTCTTCTTTGGCAAGTTTTTATTAACTGTTCACATGTATGGTCAAGTGGAAGTGAAGCAAAGAAATAGCTAGACCAACCACTGACTCCGAATGTAATAACACAGTCCAGTTCGGGTTTTTCAACGAAGATAGGTAGCTTCATAAGATTATCCGTATGGGTTTATTAACTGGGTTATATCTCTCATCCATGATTGATGCATTTACAAGATGAATGCCATTGGCGTGTTTAGAGTGACCATAAGCTTCATGAATATGTCCTGTTACATGAAGTTTTAAATTAGGAACCATGGAAAGCATCCACATCCATAGTAATGGACTTCCAACAGAAGGGCCAATAGAACCATCTAGGTTTTTAACCCAGTCATAGTTTCCAAAAGATGGTGAGTGGGTGATTAGAATGTTGGTATCAGTAGGAATCAACATCCACTTTTCAGAAAGCTCTTTCTCTGTGTCGAATGTGAAAGCTTTGCAATGCGGATTCATTCCTGGAAAGGTTTTTGTCCATGGAGAGCCCCATATCTTTAACCCTTCGAATTCTGTTCCAGAATCACACAAGTATGAGATATGACTTTTATCTCTTTTATCAGAAGATAAGAAAAAACCTTTCATTGGAAGGAACGCATATCTTCCATCGTGATTCCCAGAAATCCAAACCACTTTTTTATAATCCTGTCTAAGAATCCAATCACAGAAAACTAGGTGCTCTTCTAATGTATCTCTCGCCGTCAAATCCCCTGCTACAATAAGTAAATCTCCACCATGTAAAGCGGGTTTACATCCATGTAAATCGCTTATGCAATCGATAATCATGTAGGCATTTCTCCAATAGTATATCTCACTATATCAGACATAGCTATTAGGCGACATAAAAAATGCTTTGTAAAGTAATTATTTTAATCTGTATAACACGAGTATGAGAGAAGAACTTGAAAAACAATTATTTGACGACTTCCCGTTGTTGTACGACAGGAAAGCTGACTACAGATCTTCATGCATGGGATTTGGATTCGAGTGTGGAGACGGATGGTATGGGCTGATAAGAGAGCTGAGTGAAAAGCTATATCCTCTCGTAGTTGATATGCATTCTAGGCCTCAAGAATACGATATGTATCCTACAGCATCTCAAGTTAAAGAGAAGTTTGGTGAGCTAAGGTTTTATATGAACTGTGCTAGCGATGAGATGTATGACTTAATAAATCATTATGAAGATGTAAGCGGAAAGGTGTGTGAAGTGTGTGGTTCTAACGGAGAGATAGACTACTCGGAGAAATGGTTGTCTTCAAGATGTGACCAACACAGGAAAGTATGATTCTGACACAAGAAAAGGCATTTGAACTATTAGGTAATCAAGAATGGCGTTTAGCAAACCTGTATAAGATCAAGGATAAAGAAGGGAATGTCGTTGACTTTGAACCAAACTGGGCTCAGAAGACCCTACTGAAGTCTCATAACTTGAATATAGTTTTGAAGGCTAGACAGCTTGGTATCACTACTTACCACGCGCTGAAGTTCTTAGACTACTGCCTTTTTCAACCTAACACCAATGCGGCTATCGTAGCCGACAATAAAGACATCGCAAGAGAAATCTTCGTAGACAAGGTAAAGTTTGCTTATGACAATCTACCACAGTTCGTTAGAGACATGTGCCATGCTTATCGAGACAACGTTCATGAAATGCGTTTTGCCAATGGTTCAGTATTTAGAGTGGCTACTTCATTACGAGGTGGAACACTTCAGCTCTTACACATCACAGAGTTTGCTAAAGTCTGCCAAGAGAATCCAACAAAAGCCAATGAGATTATTTCTGGAGCTCTTAATGCCGTTCAAGCAGGCCAGTTTGTATGCATTGAGTCGACAGCAAGGGGAAGGGAAGGTCATTTTTATAACTTATGTAAGTCCGCTCAGGCAATGGAAGATTCTCAGACTCCTTTGGGGACCTTAGATTGGAAACTTTGGTTCTTTCCTTGGTGGCAACATCCTGACTATGTACTAGATTCAAAAAATGTATTGATAAGTAAAGAGATGTCAGAGTATTTTGAAGCCTTAGAGTGTAAAGAAATTATTTTAACCCCAGAGCAAAAAGCATGGTACGTAAAGAAAATGCTTACTCAAGGTGAATACATGAAGAGGGAATACCCCTCTACACCAGAAGAAGCGTTTGAGAGTGCTAACGAGGGTTATTACTTTGCCAAGATGATATCTACAGCTAGACAAGAGCGTAGAATATGTCACTTGCCTTATGACGAGAATGCAAAGACTTACACTGCTTGGGATATAGGAATCGGAGATAGCAACGCAATCTGGGTTTTCCAACTAGTTGGTAAAGAAGTCCATTGCATTGACTATTACGAGAACAGCGATGAGCCCCTAGCTCATTACATAAAATGGCTTAAGAACAAGCCTTACATGTATGAGAAACACTTTATGCCTCATGATGCTGCGTCTCGTTCTTTGCAGAGCGGTAAAAGTTTAGTGGACATAGCTAGAGGAATGGGTCTTAAGATAGACATTCTCCCTAGAGATACTAACGAGATGTTTGGAATAGAATGTCTCCGAAGTATGCTTCCACGTTTTTTCTTTGATCAAACGAAATGCGAAAAGGGAGTAAAGGCTGTTGAAAGCTTCAGAAAAGAGTGGAACGAAAAGCTTGGATGTTACCGAGAAAAAAGCTACCACGATTGGGCATCTCATGGATCAAAAGCGCTTATCTACTGTGCGGAAGCGGTTCAAAGAACCGGATCTGGTGCAGGTATGTCAGCGGAAGAATGGAATAGAATGAGAAGAGAGTGGCTATAAAAAAAAATTTGCTTCGACTATCAACAAATTATTTGAGACTCTATGGGTGGTTACGTAGCTACAGGATCTAATAACGAGAAAGTCTTTCAGTTCACGCAGTTCTTCTATGACGCGTATCGAACTTGGGGGGTTTATTACGCAGCCGCTTATAGAGATTTGCGTGCCTATGCAGGAGATAACTGGACTAACTTAGAGAAGTCCAAGCTTGAGAAGCAAAACAGAATGATCTTAGAGCTTAATAAGATTCGAAGGGTTGTGAATCTATACTCAGGCTATGAAAGAGAGAACAGAACTGCCACCGTATGTACTCCTGTAGAAGGTTCGGATGTTAAGACAGCAGACCAATTCTCTGATGTGATGTACTACGTTTATGACAAGGCTAATGCAGATTACATAGTCTCAGAAGCGTTTGAGCATAGCCTAAAGACTGGTTTGTCGATCATCGGCATATACATGGACTACACAAACGATAAAGTCAATGGTGACATAAAACTATACTGGAAGCCATTCAATGCACTGATGCTTGATCCATATTTCACTAAGAGAGATCTAAGTGATTGCGATCAGGCATCTACAAGAGACCTTCTATCTAAAGAACAAATCAAGTCAATGCTTCCTTGGATAGATCCAAGTGTTATCGATAATCTGCCTACAGGTATACGTGACAACAAATATCAATACCTTGGTATCTATAGACAATATAACTCTACATACATCGCAAAGAACCTTTGTACATACGATCAGTACTGGAAAAGGATTAACAAAGAGCAGAAGTACTTAGTTGACATGGAGACTGGTGTCACCGAGGAATGGAATGGTGATAAGGACGAAGAAAAAGAACTAAAGGCAATGCTTAAGGAAACGCCTAGACTTCAGCTAATATCATCTCACAAGCGTACTGTAGAGCTTAATATCATTGTATCTGGTCAACTAATGTATACAGGTCCAGACCCAACAGGTTTGGATACATTTCCTTTTGTCCCTGTACTTCTCTATCACGAGCCTTTGATCGATACCTTTGAACTAAAAATTCAAGGTATCGTTCGTTCTGTGAGAGATGCTCAGAGGCAATATAACAGAAGACATAGTCAAATTATAGACTTAATGGAATCCATCATCAACACAGGATGGATTACCAAGAATGGTGCTGTATTAGACCCAAATATGCTTATGCAAGCAGGTCAGGGTAAACAAATCGTAGTAAATGAAGGTTATGATGTTAACGCAGACGTACGAGAGATCTCTCCACCAAACATACCCCCAGGTTATTTGCAATACCAAGACATCATCGACAAGAACATCATGGAGATCCCTGGTGCTTCTGATGAGCTTCTCGGTCTTTCTTCTGTTGGTGACTCACAAGTGTCAGGAAAGCTTGCCGAAGTGCGGGCCTCAAACGGTCTCAAGGGAAATAGAGGAATCTTTGACAATCTCGAACAATCGAAGAAATACCTAGGGAAACTAATCATAGAATGCATTCAGAAGAACTATTCTCCTGGAAAGATAGAAAGGATAATAGGAGATGAACCAACTCAAGAATTCTTCTCAGGTCAATTCGAAGAATATGACTGCGCGATCAAACAAGCGGTCAAAACGGCAACACAACGCGAAGCTTACTACTATCAGCTACTTCAATTGGTCGCTCTTGGGGCCCCTATTCCTTGGGATAAGATCTTAGAGGTCGCTCCTCTTCAGGGAAGCACGAAGATACATGAACTTCTAGCACAACAACAAGAACAACAAGCAGCAGCAGCTCAAGCAGAATTAGAAGCTGTAGAGATGAAGAAAATGCTTGATATGGCTGCCGTAAATCAATCTACAGCACTTGCAGAAGAGCGTAGAGCTAGAGTACTTGCCGACATTGGATTAGCTAAAGAGCGTGAGTCTGAGGTTACACAAAACCATGCAAAAGCATTCTTGGATAATGCCAAGACTATTGCTCAGATAGAAGATATTCCTCGTAAACGATTGATCGAGGTACTAGAGCTCGCTGCCACAATAAGGCAGAACGAGAAGCAAGAGGCAGAGGCCGAATTGCAGAAGGACATGAAACGGGCAGAAGCCCTCAAACAATAGGAAACATATGGCTAAAGGGACATCTACATCTAACAAGATGATGCCTCGCATGGAGACATATGGTGGACAAAATAACCCAGGTTATCAGCCACCACAAGGCTCAGCAGGCGCAAGCGCTTTCGGTGCTTATAGCACAAAAAGCAATCCATTGAGCGTTCCAAAAAAAGGATCAGCTATCGGTCCTGGTTATGGTAACTCAGATCGTATGAAAGCGATGGATGCAAAAGAACAAGAAGCAAGGAAAGAGAGCCTTCGAGGACAGCCATGCTAATTACTTCGCCTAGACAGAAGCTACAAGAACATATTGATACAAGAGAAGGGATCACTTCTCACTTCAACTATCTTCTTGAAAAGATCCTAAATGACAATCGTCATAAGGATAAGTACTGGATTCTGGGTAAGGCGAAGATTGAGAAGAAGAAAGGCAAAGATATCGTACGTCCGTTTTTACAGGCATGCGATGAAAAGCCAGGAGTTATTAGAGAAAGCTTCGTCTATGAAGTGGACAATAGACGCGGTGTTAAAACTTTACTTTGGATCATGCATCCAGGTGACTTATTAAGTTTTCCCACTTTAGGGAAGTCCATCCGTGTAACCGGCGGGAATACGGGTTCAACAATCTTGCTACCGAAGTAACGGTAGGATAATAGGGAGTTTTATGAGTTTAGAAGAACAAGAAGTCGTTCCAGCTGCTGTCTCCGAGCAAGTGGAAGTCGAGTCACAGGATCAACATCAAGAAGAGCCAAAAATGGTTCCTCTTGCTGCTTTACAGGCTGAGAGAAGAAAACGCCAAGAGTTTGAGACACGTAATAAGATTTACGAAGAGATGATGGCGAAGAAGAATATCGAGCCTGAAGAAGAGGAAGACCCAGAAGCATTAGTGACTAAGGGATCTTTCAAAGAAGAGAAAGCTCTCACTAAGAGAGAGATTCTTGAGCAGGTCTACCAAGATATGAATCCTGAGGCAGTTCAAAAGATTAACACGTATCTGAAACCAATTTTGGACAAGAAGCCTTGGTTAGCAGCTTCGTTAGACAGTGCTGTAAATCGTTTATCCCGAGCGAGCGAAATCGTTGATGACTACATGCATTTGGTAGAGGACAAACCTAAACCAAAGACATCGCCATCAGTAGATGCTCAAAGGATAGTCGCTAACGCTAATAAGCCCAGATCCCCGAATGAAGTAGGAAAGTCTGCGCAGCCTAGTGGTACCGAATATCTTAAAAGCATCCAGGGGAAAAAGGAATTTAGGGAGTACCGAGCGAAGATGTTACGAGGCGAGGCATAAAAAAATTTTGCCGCTCTTGTCAAAACATTTTTTGACTAGGAGATAAAAATGGCCGCCGGAACAACAACGACAGTACAAGTAGACCCAGAAGTCAACTTGTTCTTCGACAACATATTGCTGGATAGACATCAGCCTTACTACGTTTACGGGTACTTTGCCCAAGAAAGACGTATACCTCAGAAGAATAGCCGAAACGCAATCTTCCGTAGATTTGACAACTTAGCAGACGCACTTACTCCTCTTACTGAAGGCGTAACTCCAAATGCTGAACAAGTTACTAAATTCGATATCACAGCGACTGTATCCCAATACGGTAAAGTTGTTGAGTTATCTGATGACGTAATCATAACAGTACAAGATCAGACAGCGAACGAAGTTGCTGACATGCTCGCTCAGAACATGGCATCGACATACGACAAAATCGTTCGTAACATGCTTGTGGCTACTTCTGCGCAGATAGACTGCTTAAACGGCGTTAACGGGAATGCGATCACTGAAGCTACTACAACTGACTTAGAACTTGCTGTTGACTATGTCACTGAGAACAACGGTAAGAAGTTATCTCCAAACCAAGAAGGTACTAATGCCTTCGGAACTGCACCAGTTTGGGCAGCCTACTGGATGATCATTTCTACCGATCTAAGAACTGACTTCAAAAACTTAGCTAACTTCTTGGCAACTGCTGACTACCCAAGACAGCAATCTGTTCTAGAAGCAGAGCTAGGATCTTGTGATGAAGTTCGTCTAGTCATGACTTCTGAAGGTTACAAAGACACAACTGTAGCTCCAGCTGTTTACTCAAACATGCTGTTTGCTGCTAACGCTTACGGTCGTATCACTATCGATGATCAGTCGATGGAAATGATCATAAAGCCTTTAGGCGCAGGACAAGACCCGTTGAACCAAAGACAAACAATGGGTTGGAAGGGCCGTCTTGGATCAGTAATCCTTGATGACTCATGGTGCGTAAACCTTAGAAGTACAAAAGGATAGGTGAAAACATGACAGCTCCAATAGGAACAGCAAGAAACGTCTTTACTGGGTTAAGAGAACTCAGTCAAGTCACAAATACATATGCTGGTTATTTACAATCAGCAGGCGCTGCTTACAACTTAGTGTTGCCTTGGCAGGCCGACAAACTTGAGTGGTACAACTATACAAAGTATGCCACTAACTCAAATAACTTATCAGGTGTTTGGTTCAGAGATTTCCCTGCTGGAGATGCTCTAATTATAGCACGCGGCACAACTACTTTGACTTCTACATTAGAAGCAACAAACGGTGTGACGATTGCAAACACAACTGGTGGTTTTGCCAATGAACATTTGGTTATTAGCGGTATTACAACTGCTACTCCAGGTGTAGTTACAACAACTACAAATCATAATCTTACAGATCTTGATAGAGTAGTAATCACTAAAGTAATTGGAACAGCAGCAGCTGAATTAAACAATAATACATATGTAGTTGATGTGCTTTCTGCAACCACATTCGCATTATATGACACATTCGGTGTTCCAGTCACCGTAGTAGGTACATACACATCCAGTGGTCAGGTAACTAAGATTGCTCCTTTACTAGGACAAGTTAGTTCTCAGTCTAATTATCCAATTCCACAGAACTCAATTCAAGATTATCCGATTCAATATCGTCTAACTTTGGGTAGTGCTGTTATGGGTGCGGATAATGACGTTATCTACTTCGTTGCAACTAAGTTTAACGCTTATTTCAACTTAGGTGATGTCGCTTAATCACAAGGGAGGGGATGAGTTGTCCCCTCCCATTTTAAAAGAGGGAACATGAGTAAGAAGAATAAAAAAGATGAAGATGCGGCTTTGATGGAAGCAGCAGTATTAAGTGGACAGTACACTCCAGAACCTAAACCTGAACCTTTTGACTTTGATACTTTCAAGTTAACTAAGCTTGAAGATTTTGATGTGTATAACTCACACGTTAGAAAACACAACAGAGCGTGTGTTCATGAGAAGAATAAGATGAAGATTAAAGTGCCAGACGAGTCTTTCTACAAGAAGTTTAAGACAAAGTTTCATCGATTTCAGCAGATGGAAAACGTTCTAAAGGTTCGTTTGAGAAATAAAGCTATTGATTGGAAAGGTGAACTGAAGTCAGGTGGAACATACATGCTGCCTATGCCAGTGATTACTTTCTTGAACAAGCTTGCCACACCAGACTTTAGTGAAGTCAAAGTTGAGCATGGAAATGCAGTGCATACTGAGACAAGACAGACTGGGGAAACACCTCGCTTCTCTTGTAACGTACTTGAATACGCCGCATAAGGATTAAAGATGGTTAATACACCTACTGGGCCTGTAATACCTCAACCTTCTAATGGTTCTACAGGTTCAAACATCTTACAAATCATTCGCAATGTAACAGGTCGGGTTGACAAAAACGATCCGGCCTTTACAGATGCGATCATGTTTGATTACCTGAATGCTTTTGTTCAGCAAGAACATCCGCAAGAAGTGCGTATATTCGAGAACCAAACATGGTGGGATTTCACTATAGATGAAAACTCAGATGATCCTTACCCAGTAGACTTAGATGCTTTGGGTTTCAGTACTATAAATGCTCCAGCATATATCTCCTTTACAGATCCAGCGTTAAATCCTAATACCTTTCAGCTGTTTTGGTACGAAGACCCAAGAGATTTCTATGCGAGATGGCCTTGGAATAACGTGTTTACTCCTCAAATGCCTACCTATGTTTTGTACTACAACAACGAGTTAACGTTTAGAGGACCTCCAGATCAAGAGTATAGCGTTCGTATCTCCGCATATAAGATTGATTACTCTTTTGCCGGTGGGTCATTGACTAATGCAGGTTCTATCTTAGATGGAACTGGCATGACAAACACAAGCAATCTCAAGAATGCTCCTAGGACATATCTTACACGTTATTTTGCTTATGGTGCCGCACTAGACATCTTAAGCGACTATGGTGAGATGGATAAATATAACGAAGTGTTTCAGGTCTACAGAAGATATAGAGGCCAAGTGTTGGCTAGAACCTGGGATCAACTTTCATCACAAAGAACCGGACCTGATTTTTAAGGAGACAGTATGACTTTCGATCCAGCAGTACCATTAAATAGCGATTCTCCATCGATCTTTCCGGCACAGAATCAGACGAACATGTCTAGGTTAAGAACCATAATTGCAGCTGATCATCAGTTTAACAATACAGCAGCTGGAAACGATGGCTATCACAACCTGATACACATGACTCTTCAGGCTCCATCTGGCGCTTTAGCATCTACCGGTAGGTTTTACTCTAAGATCTCTGCGGGGAGAGTTCATTCTTTCTACATGGACAATGCGGCAGCGGAATATCAGATTACTCCAACAATGCCTATTAGAGCTTCAGTTAACTTTACTGGATCAGCAGTGAACGGAGCTCAGGTGATAAGAAGTCAGTACAATGTGGCATCTGTAACACGTACATCTACAGGCGGTTATACAGTCGCATTTACAACCGCAATGCCAGATAATAACTACATAGTTCAGGTGTGTGGAATGAGAGATTCCGACGATGTTCTAAAAGCTTTTGTTAGAGGAAGCGGAACCTACGGAAATTCTATGGCAACAACTTTTGTAAGGATTGGGTTTGCTGGATCTTCCAGTGCATTCTTAGATCCTTTGATGGGTAGCGTAATCATATTTAGTGTAACATAACATGAGCTATTCACCTTACCTTATATCAAACTATGCGACTGGATTCGACAGAGAGCTTCAGCCTTGGCTTTTGCCAAATGATGCATTTACAGATCTATTGGATGGCTATGTCTATAGAGGAGTAACTAATAGTCGAGATGGATACTCTGGGTTTGCTAATGGACTAAAGTCTACATACACTGAAAGTCGAATGGTTCATAATGTATCGACATCTTATACGGTAATTGGTGTTATAGATGGGGTTAATGATACTTATGCGATTCAAGTTACCCCTCCAGTTATTCCTAATAGTTTAACGATTACAGGATCTAATCCAGTTCAAGTTGTTACTGATGATGGAGCAGGAAATTTAGTTGGGGCTGGAACGGGCACTGTTAATTATGTTACAGGAGCAATAGCGTTAGTCTTTACGGCTCCTCCTGCTGTTGCATCAACAATCACAGTAGCATATGGAAACTTTTCAGTAGGTAGTGGTAGTGCTGGTCCTTATGCGAATACTGTCTCTAATATACCATTACGTCGTGGAACAATTACAATAACAGCAGGTGCTCAAAGTGCTACAGACGATGGAGTTGGTGGTTTTATAACAACACCTGTCGGTGGTTCAGGAACTGTAAATTATGCAACGGGTGCTATTAGTATTACTTTTAATGCTGTTGTAGCAATTGGTGTACCTATTACTATTTCATTTGATTATCATCCTGGCTTGCCAGTGATGGGTATTATGAATTTCTATCCTACAAATAACATTAGGCAGTTAATAGTTGCGGATACAAGATATGTTAATAGATACAATCCGGCTACAGATGTATTAGATGATATCCCAGCTGGAACATACACTGGTACAAGTAAGGACTTTTGGTCATGGGTTAACTATGCTGATCCATCTAGTGTTCCTAGACTTCTATTCAGTAATGGAGTCGTTGGAGATGTAATCCAAGTTTATAATGGAACGACTATTGTTAACTATGCTCCAACATTCACTCCTGGAACATTGAATGCTCGTCAGATGTTCAATAATAAAGATAGACTTGTTCTATTTCAAACTATAGAAGCGGGAACTTTATTTCCAAGACGAATAAGAATATCTGGAACCGGTGCTGATTCTGATAACTTCGATAATACCGCTGTAGGCGCTGGATTTATTGATATACCTGATAACACATGGTTCTTTGGAGCTGCATTTAACAGAGATGACATCTTATTCTTTACAGAAGAAGCTACATGGACTTTGAAATATACTGGTAATGATGTTACTCCATTCACATTACAAAAGTTAGATGGCTCTAGAGGTTCTGGTGCAGCATTCTCAGTTATTAGCTATCTCAATAGAACAATGGCAGCAAGTCGTAGGGGTTTGATTATATGTGATGGATATCAAGTTGATCGTATGGATAACAACATACCAGACTTCACCTTTGAAAATATTGATGGAGGTAACTTTGATCATTGTTTCTCTGGTTTCTTTGATGAAGATAGAGATGTATACACACTTTATCCATCTAAAGGAGTTGTTAAACCTCCTTTAGTTCCGGTTGATGGATCGGATAGAATCTTAGTAACAAACTTCGAGGAGGATAACTATGCAGTATATCGAATTCCGTTATCATGTGTGGGAAACTTTCAGAGTGCTTTTACCCTACTTTGGTCTGATCTAACAGCTGCTAATGGATTCCCAAACTGGGATGCAATGTCTATAAAGATAGGGAACTGGAATGCATTCCCATACACTAAAGCTGTTCCGATAGCTATTGGTGGTGGACATAAGGGAGAGATTTGGAGACTCAATGACGCTGAAAGTGAAGATAATCCTCAGATGATTAGGGCTATCACTGTGATAGATAATCAAACTATTAGGGTAACAACCGATTGGAATAACTATGAAGTTGGCGATTATATAGTGTTTGAAAAGGTTGGAGGAATGGTAGAAATCAATGATAAGCAAGGAAGGATAAAATCTCCTATTGTAACTGCATACAACACATTCGATGTAGATTTCGGTCAGAGTCATGGAGGTTTTAGCGCTTATACTTCTGGAGGAGAGACATCCAGAGTTATTCCATTTGAGGCTATATCAAAGAAGTTAAACCCTTGGATCGATTCGGATAAGAAAGTTAGATGTGGATGGATATATTTCTATGTAGGTGTATCAGAAACTGACCTTACTGATTGGGATGAAGACTCTACTCCAGTGCCTGCACAACTTAAAATAGAGGTTTTGGTTAATAACAATGAAGCACCAGACTTCTCAAACCCTCAATTTACCTATTTAGTTGACTGTAGTGCGATCAACGGAGAAAAGGGGGGTAAGAAGTGGGTTAAGATCTGGATCAATCAGGTAGGGCAATTCTTGCAGTTTAAGATGAGCAATGAACAAGCAGGTGCAGAAATTAGAGTTCACGCAATGATGCCAGGATTCCAACCTATAGGAAGGTTGATATGACATTCAATCTACCTCTATATAAGAACTTTGGTTCAGAGATTAAAGAGATATCACCTGTATTAGCAAACCAGCTTTCACAAATGTATAGCGATATTGTGAATGCTATTAGCTTAGGTATTAAAAAGAACGTACTTACTGGAGCAGACCCAGCTGCTAACGATCAAAGGAATTCCATCTTCTCTATAGGAGATATAGCAGTAAGAATAGATACAGACACAGCATGGATTATGACATCAAGGACTACTCCAAATGCTGTGACTTGGACAAAAATTACATAATGTAAATCGGCTTTACAAAGGAAAAGATTATGCCTAAACCAAATTATACAGGTGGTGCTACTGGAGCAATTTCAGGAGCAGCTACAGGATCTGCCTTTGGGCCAGTAGGAACAGTAGCTGGTGGAATTATAGGTGGAGTAGCTGGATTATTTGGAGGTGGAAGTAAGAAAAAGAAGAAGAGATCTACCCTAGATAAAAACCAACAACGATTGAATAAATACCAACATGAAGGAATTCTAGGTAAAGGTCCTTTAGCTGATCTTTATAATTACAATCCAGAAGAAGCAAACTCTGTGTTTGATAAGACAATTGCCAATCCAGCCTATCGTAAGTTTAAAGAAGAACTAGCTCCAGGTATCACCGGTCAATTCCGTAGTAATGGATTGATGAATAGCTCATATGCTGGAGATGCTTTATCTAAGATAGCAAGAGACATCCAAGAAGGATTAGACGCTCAGAGGTCTCAATATCTTTATGGAGAGCAGAAAGATGCTAGATCGGCTAAGAGAAATGCTATAGAGAACATCCAAGGTAACCAAACCTTTGCATACGACAAGGCTGCACCAACTAATAGTGGTTTTGATATTGGATCTGTTCTTAAAACAATCACTCCAGAAATGATTGATCAGACAAAGAACTACTTTAATAAAACTCCAGGAGCAGCGTAATGCCTCAACTACAAGTTGTTAATACATCACGTGACAAGCCAGATCCTACTGGAGTTGAAGAGTTCTTCTCTAAGTTAGGCAAAGACTATAAAGACAAGAGAGACCAAGTTGAGATTGGTAATCTTATAAGTCAATACCAACAGAATAGACAGGATGCAAACGCTTGGGAAGATCTGCAATTAGGGTTAGAGAAGAGTGATATATCTCCAACCAAGAGATTACAGACTCAGCAGAGTTTGAATGATATGAAGAAGGTTATCATTGAGAAAGACAAGTTGTTGAATAAACAAGTTGAACAAACTCAAAAAGAAGTTGATAAACAAAAACAAGAAGTCCAACAAGAGACTGCTAGACTAAAGACGCGTGAAACTCTTAAGAAAGCTGGTGCAACAGAAGAACAGATTGATCTATATGAATCCTCTCCTGTAGGAGGACAAACAAAGGTTGTTGGAAGCATTGTTGAAGAGCAAGAGAGGAAGAAAACTCCAGCTGGTTTAGTCTCACCTGAAATAGAAGATTATGATAAGGGTCTTACACCAAAAGAAAGAGTTAAGAGACAAGATGCTAGATACTCAGTTCAAACTCCTCTTGTTATGAAGAATTCCGAATCACTGCATGGATTAGAGGCAGAGAGTCAATCTATTGGTTTGTTACAGGAGTTAGACCAAACAGGAAGAGTTGGAGAAGGATTACATAAGCTAAATATAAATCCTAAGACTGGAGATCTATTTCTTCCCCAAGCCGGTACTCCTGAAGAACAACTGTTTGTTAAGACAGTTAATGACTTCACTGTTAAAGCTAAAGATTCCTTTGGAGCTCGAGTAACAAACTTTGAATTAGATCGATTCATGCAAAGACTCCCTACTCTTGCCAACTCAAGAGAAGGTAGAGCTTTGATCATGCGTCAGATGCAGATTGTGAATCAGATTAACCAACTAGAGAAGAGAGAGATTCAAAAGGTTTTCGATCAGTATGGAGTAAGAAACATTGACTATGCTGATGCAGAAAATAAGGCTAGAGAATCTATAAAAGATCAGAAAGAAGACCTTAGAAAAGAATACTTCAATCTAGAACAGTTGGCAAAGAAAGAAGATGCAGAGACAACTAAGAAGATCAAAGAAAAGGTTCCAGAAGGTTATACACCTTTGAGAAAACCAGATGGAACTATCAAAATGTTTCCTACTAAGAATGTTCCTAACTTAGAAGAAAAAGGATATAAGCAAATATGAATCCAAATGCCGCACAAGCTGTAGAGAATGAAGAAGCTGGTATCGAAGAGATGGAAGAAGATATTGATTATGATGCCATATATGGTGGTATAGATATACCTGATGTTTCCAAAGACAAATCTGCTGCTTTACAAAACAGCTATGCTAAAATATTTGGTGATGTAGCTAAGCAAGGCGTTAAAGAAACTTTGATAGGTGCAGGTGGCACATACGGAGACTTACTTGAACTAGCAGGTTTAGGAGGACAATCTCCTGGAGAAGAGGCTAGAAATACTAGAGACTTTGAAACTCTTTCACGTATGCAGGAACCTGGATATCAACCATCACTAGAAGACATTTCATCTTTGAGTGAAGGATCTGAAGGACCACAATCATTTCGTCTCCCAACATCTAATGATCTAAGATCTGTAAATGAGTCTTTAGGTGGACCAGGAGAAGCTGAAACTCCTCAAGGTAAATATGCTGCAAGAGCAGGAAAGTTATATGGTTCTGGATTAGCTTTTGGTCAAGTGAATCCAATACCAGCAGTAGCGGCAGGAACGGCCGGTCAAGCAGTTGAAGATTTCGGTGGTGGACCAATCTTACAAACAGCAGCTGAAATAGCAACTTTATTAGCTACTCAAGGTAAGAGTGGTGCATTATCTTCAAGTAAGAAATCTGTTCAAGAGAAGATTGATAGCTTGAGAAAACTGGGATATGCTGATGAGGATATTACTTTAGCTATCAATGCTGCATATAAGAATGGAAAGAGAACTCAAATAGCATCGAAAGGAGCTAAGACAGAGAAGGCATTTGAAGACTTCGCAAACAAGTCAGATAAGATCGTTTCGGATATTATATCAGGTGAAGTTCCAGGAATAGAGAAGGGAACAAAGTTCGTTCATGAGATGGCATCAGATGCTTATGGACAGGTTGCTAAAGAAGCAGCTGGAATTACTATCACCAACTCAAAACCATTCCTCGATGCGTCTAAGAAAGTAGTCGATCAACTTCAAAACACTCTTGGTAAGAACCCAGAAGCACAAGCTTTCATAAAACGAATTTCAGAAGCAGCAATGGATGCAACTCAATATCCAAGTGCAGAGAAGATGATGAACTTCTATAAAGAACTTAATTCTATGGGTAACTGGCTTGGTAGAAATCAAAAAGATAGACTTATTACTCAGATGAAAGATGGTATCAAAGAGACATTTAGAAAAGAAGGCAAGCAAGGAAGTGAGTTAGCCACTAAGTTTGAGAAGGCTAATAAAGGTATCCAGAAAGCTTATAAAGCAGAAGAGATGAGTGAGTTGTTGCAAAAGGTGACTACTCAAGACGGAATAGACTATAAAAAGATGTCTAAGCTGTTTGATAAGAAAGAAAATGTTGAGCTATTCAAAGACGTTTTAGGACCTACTCAATCTAAAAACATAGAGTTAATAGCTAAGACTGGCAAAGAGATCAAAGATTTCGATAAGGCTTGGAAGTCAGTTAATAACATTAAAATTGGTACTGGAGCTGATTTAGCTAGAGCTGGATTAGGAAGTTATTATATCTATCATGGAGATTGGCAAGGTTTAGCAGCAGTTGTGGCTACCAAAGCAGGCACAGGAGCTATTAAAAAACTAGCTGAGAAGTCTCTAACTGATCCTAAGTTTCAAAACTTATTGATTAGAGGTCTTCATGCGATCAAAGTATCTTCACCACAAACTTTTAAATCTGTTCAGTCTGGAATGAAGAAATACTTTGATGAAGAAGGAATTGATATACCTTTAGATTAAACCCAATCTAAGGCTAAAGCTATTCCAAACAAAAATGAAACTATTAATGTAGTGATCATTGAATTATCCCATCTTCTTTTTTTCAAGGTCCAAAAGTTTATAATGAAAGTCTTTCATTTCCGTTTGAATAGCTGATATCATTGCTTTAGATTCATCATGAATAGATCTTACAAGCTCTCTGTTAGCTTCTAGTTTAGAATCCATATGACGTATATCATTTCTAGATTCCGTTCTATTCCAAATGAATAAACCAAATACACCAATGAAAAATATAGCAAACTGTGTCCATTCCATAAATTACCTTGTTTTTGTCATTTTGTAAGCAATTGAATTAAGAAATATTTAGGTGCATATATTATCTTTAGCATCTTATGAGATTGTTCGATAAATGATATAAATAGTGGAATTGTTAAAAAACCACAAATTGTACACCTCAAAACGGAAAGCATTGTCCAATCTCCGTATTTATCAAAAGAAGGATTGTTAAAGAAGTAAAAAAACAAAACCACAAGAGTTAAAGTGCACACTGAAAACAATATCAAGCTATAAACAGTTGAAATGTAATGATATTTGTAAGCTTGTTGTATGATTTCTGGGCATTCCTTGAGTAGAAATTGTTCAGAACGCTGTAGGTATTCAAGTAGTTTTGTACTTATCCCTTCGTCCATATTAAACTCCTATATAGTGTTCTTGTATCTATATATAACATCCCTTCGAGTATGAAATCAATGTGAAGTAATTTATATATACTTTCGCTACCTCTTTCTGATAGTTTAAAGAAAATACTTTACAAAGGGGTAAGTATGTCTCTTGCACGATCTTCAACACAATACATGGGCGTAAGGGCCATCCTTCCTCCCGATTTACAAACAGCCAGAAGAGCTCCAACATCAGCGGATAGATCTTATGTAAAAGGAACTTTATGGTTAGACACAGTTGCTGATGCAGCATATATGTATCCAGGTTCAGGTGATTGGATTGCTTTAGGTTCTGGTACTACAGGAGCTATAGTCACACTTACAGGAGACTCTGGGGGTGCAATCGCTCCGGTTGGAGGCAATATTGACATCTTAGGAGGTAATGGTGTTAGCGTTGTAGGGACTGCTGGAACCTTAACTATATCATTGACAGGTGGTGGAATTGCAATGGATTCCTTTGTGCCTGATGCAGGTACAAACCCAGTCGTTCCGACCGCTCTAGGCGCAGTGACGATGGCAGGTACAGCAAACCAGATTACTACTACTGGCGGTCTTAATACTCTGACATTCAGTGTTCCAGCGACATTCATCGCTCCAGGAACAATTGCTTCTACGACTACTTTAACAGCAGGATCTTCGCTTTCAGTGACGACTTCTGCGGTGATTGGAACAACTCTTACTGCTACAGGTGGTTTAACTACTCTTGCTGCATTAACTCAAGTTGGCACAACACTCATTAACACTTCTGGCGCTGCTGTGACCACAATTGGTACAGGAGGTACTGGAGCTGTATTAATTGGTAACGCAACAGGTAACACTGCCGTCACTGGTTCTGTGACAGCATCTACAACACTAACAGCTACATTAGGAGCAATCACTGCTACTAATGGTAACTTCGTTGGTTCAACATCTGGAACAGGGATTCTATTAACTCAAGCACAAGCTTCAGGTGTAGCAGCCTCTCCAGTCGTTGTTAACGGAAGATCTGGAAGAGCTACCTTTACTTCTGTTTCTATCGCAGCAGCAGCCGATCTGACCTTAACTCTTACAAACTCCTCTATCACAGCTTCTACTACAGCAGTTTTGATTAGCATGAGTGGAGCAACAACTGGTTCAGCCCTATCTATCAAGAGCAAGACTGCATCATCTGGATCTTTGGCGATTGTTGTTACAAACGGTACAGGTGCAACAACTACAACAGCAGATATCCAAATTGACTTCTTAGTCGTTAACGCATAAGGAGTCGTATGTCAGCAAAGAAAGTTTACTTTGACACCTTACGCTCTCTAGCGTTCGGTGGCATTTCAGGAACATATGCTGCGGTTGGAACACCATTAACGGTTAACGGACGCATTATATGTTTCACTAACAAGACGCAAGGCGATGTGATCTTCAGCACGGATAACACCAATGCTGATGGTCAGATTCTTGTACCGGCAGGGTCGTTCAAGTTGTATGACCTTACATCCAACTTAGTACCAGGTAAAGACGATAGCTTCGTCCTAGCTGTTGGCACTCAGTTCTATGTTAAGCAAGTTACTGCACCTGTAAGTGGAGCCGTGTACATTGAAATCGTCTATGCGGAATAAGTCAGAGGTTGATCTTAGGGTATCGCAAGAGCTTAAGAACAACCAAGACTTCATATATCAAACAAACCAGGCAATCCAGAACTTACGTTTTGGATTGTCTGAATTGAATCGTCAGAATGAAAAGCTTTCTGAGATCTTACATCTCATGGTTAAAAAACTTGAGATTAACTTTGATAACCAAAGCGAACAAGTTTCACATAAGATAAAGAAACAAGAAGGAGTGATAAGTGAACATGAAAAAACCATGGATACATTCACTAAAGACTCGTCTAAGAAATTTACTTTGATCATGCAAAACTTTGTTGAAGTCACTGAGTTTCAAAAAGCAATCGAAAGAATAGATCAAAACCAAAGAAAGTTAGAAGAAAGGCTCAATGTTTTAAATGGAACTATGCTTTCTTCGTTCGGATTGATAGATGGTCAAATTAAGAACCAGATTGACTCTGTAAGGAAAGATCTTACATTAACCATCCCTGAAGTCAACCCATTAGAAAAATCAATTGGTGACAAGATAAACTCTGTCTACGTCGATTTCTCTGGATTGACTAAGGAAATAGCCGTTCTTAAGAAAGCCGTTGCCTATGACCAGAAAAAGTTCGAGAACGTCTATACATTAATCGAAAGATTGAAGGCAGGTAAGTAATGTCCCAAGCAGGTGAGATAGATGTCGTACAAAACAATCCAGACATCCCAACCTCTTTCGTCACTGATGATGGAGCAGCAGTACCAATATTTAACGTTCTCGAAATCCTAGGAACGGCAGTAGCAGCAGGAACAACACCTGTTGAAACTACTGGATCTGGAAACACAGTAACTATAGAAGTACAAAGGTCTCAAACCAGTGCATTATCAGATGCAAGCAAGGTTGGTCTAGCTGTTTTTGACTCTGCTGGATTTGCTGTTGATGCAAATGGTTTTGTGACTTTATTAGGCGGTGGATCTGGTATTACTAATGTCAATGTGGATGCTAATACAGCACCAGGAACAGACCCAGTAGTTCCTGTAATGGGATCAATCACTGTTACTGGTGGACAGGTTGCTACTGGAGTCATTGGAACTAATGTCATAAGAACAAACTCTCTATCAGCTAATACATTCACTATACAGATTCAAAGATCAACAGCAGTAGCAGCAACAGACATAACAAAGAATGGAGTGTCTCATTTCAACTCTACAGAGTTCAGTGTGGATGCTAATGGATTTGTCTCACTAGCAGGTGGTGGAATAGCTATAGATTCTATCGGAACTCAAACAGGAACTAATCCAATATCTCCAACAGCTGGAGGTTTAGTAACGATAAATGGAGCAGTTGTAGCTGCCGGAACAAATCCCGTAAGAACTGACGGAACTGGCGCAAACACTATGGCTATAGAAGTCCAAATTAGCCAAGCTATCGCCGCTACAGACGCAACTAAAATTGGTTTATCTAACTTCAACTCTGCCAACTTTTCTGTTGATGCGAATGGATTTGTTTCTCTTGCTGGTACTGGTGGAGCTGCAATACAGACTATCACTGGTAATACTGGGGGTCCAGAAGTTCCATCAGCTGGTAACTTTAACATCGTAGGAACAGGAAGTATTACTGTCGCTGGATCTGCTAATACAGAAACAATCCAACTGACTGGGTTAACAAATCATGCCATACAAATCGGTGCTGGAACAGCCACATTAACTCAACTAGCAGCCACAGCAACTACAGGTCAGATACTTCAGAACAATGCTTCTGCCGACCCATCTTGGTCCACAGCAACTTATCCATCTACAACAACAATAAATCAAATTCTATATAGCTCTGCTAATAATGTTGTTTCGGGTTTATCCACAGTTAATAGAGCTGTTTTAACTACGGGAACAACGGGTATACCGGTAATGACGGCACTTGCAGTTGATGGGCAGATTATAATCGGCTCAACAGCCGGAGCACCTGCGGCAGCTACATTGACAGCAGGTGCAGGTATTAGCATCTCAAATGGCTCAAATAGTATTACTATTGGAGTAACAGGTGCTGGATTTATCTGGACAGATGTAACGACTGCTACACAAGCGATGTTGGTGGAAAACGGTTATATTACCGACAGGGGAGCAGGAGTTGTGTACACTTTGCCAGCATCAGCCGCAATTGGCGATGAAATTAAATTAGTTGGAAAGCTTGGAATTACAACAATCACACCTAATGCCAATCAACAAATCCTAATGAGCAGTGCGTCAGGTACGGTAGGAGTCACAGGAACAGTCGTTGGCACAAATGTGGGCGATTGCATAGATTTAATTTGCATTACATCGGGAGCGAGTAGTGTGTGGCGGGCGGCGAACTGGGTGGGCAACTGGACAATTAATTAAAAAGGATAAATTATGGTATTACTATCAACTGTTACAATTGATCTAGGAGCAGGAACTGCGATTTTAAATTGCCAATCAGATGGAAGCCTGTGCGAAAATATTACTTATGATAATTCATTACAGACGATCACCTTTGTTGAAAGAGGAGAATTGTTTATTCCATCATTAGATTATATCCAATTATCTGAGCAGTTTAAAATTTTAGAGACTGCTATTCAGTTCAACTTTTTCCCTAACCAGTTTGCAACGCAACCTTGGAATCAAGTTGTAACCGATAATACCTTAGAAACTGGATCAGGCCAATGGAATCTAACAATGTCATCGGTGGTTCTTGATCCATTAGTCATTGAATATTCAGCCATTTTATCTCTTAATCAAGTTCAATTGCATAAGAGAGGAAATCCTAAAACGATTGAATTCCCTGAGTGGATTGCATGTCTAGAGCGTTTGAAATCATATCAAGTGCAGTTAAGAAACTATTTCAGCATTTAAGGAGAAACGATGGCTCAACAGATCTTAAGTACAAATACTTTTACAACGGCTAAATGGATTGTTTCTGCAACAGCATCCAATGGAACTCATACAACAATAGCTGCTGCCTTAACTTCCGCTTCTTCCGGAGATACAATATTCATTAGACCAGGTACTTACACTGAAAATATAACTTTAAAAGCAGGAGTTAATTTAACTGCTTATCAGTGTGATTCTGGATATACTGGTGGAGTTGCTAATGTTATAATAAATGGAACATGTTCTTTTTCATCAGCAGGAACAGTATCTATTAGTGGTGTAATGCTACAAACTAATGGATCAACTGCATTCCTTGCGTTAAGTGGAAGCGCAGCATCAATTGTAAATTTAATGGGATGTAATTTAAACTGCACAAGTAATACAGGTATCACAAATAGTGTGGCAAATACATCATCCATCGTTACTATTACAAACTGTACAGGTGATTTAGGAACTACAGGAATAGCTTATTTTTCTGATAGTTCTACAGGTATCATGGTAATTGAAGATTCTACTCTTGTAAATTCAGGATTATCTACAACTGCTAGCACAAAATCAGCTGGCTCTATAGCCATTGTAAGATCAAAGTTGTTTGCAACTGTTACACACTCTTCATCTAGTGTAAATTCTTTATATGATCATTCTAGACTCGATTGCGCTGCAATAAATACTACTGCATTAACAACTAGCGGAACAGGAAGAGTTACAGTGCAAGAGTGTATTTTTGCTTCTGGATCAGCTTCTTCCATCTCAATAGGTTCTGGAACAACTGTAGTTTTATCAAATACAAGTATTGATTCTACAAATACGAACGCTGTAACAGGTGCTGGAACTTTACAATATACGGAATTTTGTACTATAAGTAGTGGAAAATTATTCAACACAACAACTTTAACAAAACAAGCATGTCACGCAAATTTATATGGTATAACTACTGGAGTAGCTCCGGCTGCTGGCTTTGTCGGAGAAAGTATCAGAGGTTATAATGGAAGCCCAATTAGTTTAACAACAAACACGCCAGTTAATATTACCAGTATTAGTTTAACACCAGGGATCTGGGATGTTTCTGGAATTGTACAATACAGTAGCAATACAACCACTAACACAACCGCTTATCAGATTTCTATATCAGCAGTAAGTGCAACTCAAGCAACTATTGGTGGAGATGATAATGTTAATATCCAATGGGGAAATGGTGTAGTACGACATGGGCCTGCTCTAACAATTCCTTCATTAAGAGTGACACTTTCTGCTACAACTACTTATTATTTAGTGGCACAAGCAACTTTTACATTGTCAACTTTAACAGCTTTTGGAAGAATTTCAGCGACGAGAGTGGCTTAGATCGGATAAAATCTCATCTCTTACTGAATTCAATTCTTTATTAGCTTCTATTATTGCATCATCATATCCCCATGATCTTCTTCTGGGGATCTTCTTATTATGCATAAAGTGTTCATCTCTAGTCCAATAGTGATTGATTCTAAATATGTTTACGCTATGTTGCTTACTCATACAATCAACATTCCGCTCAAAATTCTCTGTGACTATATGCTTTGGAGGGTACATAAAGAAGAAGTGAGGATTTAAGCATTGAGAGACGTATTCAGGTCTTACGATACATTTGATGTGTTTATTAGCTGCATAACCTAACTTAGCACGCATGATTAGGTGATCAACCATATTCTCACCTTTAGGAATCTTGTCTACACCTGAGGTTCCATACATCACCCAGTTAACTCCTATCCCACCATACAGTTCGTATTTCTTTAGTAACTTGTTAAGATTCTTGCCTTGAGGGTTAAATAAAAACTCATCTGTATCTAGAAATGCACACCACTTGACTCGTCCTGAAATCTTATTAATGCAGTCCATATAGGCACCACATTGAATAGATATCCACTTACCCCCATCATTCTCATGATTGAAGTTCCAATCAAAGACTTCTACTGTCTTGTTTTTTATGTAAGGGCTTAAGATTTTCTTATAGTCATCAGGACTTCGATTATTATAAAGATAGAAGTGTTGAACGCCTTGTTTCTTATGGCATTCGATCCATTCTGGAAGGTACTCCACATCATCTTGAAATATAGCGCATACACACAAATTGTACTCGTAAGCTTTTAAATTACAGAAGCTTAAAACAAATAATAGTATTATTGATATATATATCTTCATGCTTTCTCAAGTATGTCTTTATAGAAGTCGCTCATCTCAAAATGATGCTTACTTTCTAGTAACAACGTTTGCATCTTGTTCCATTGATTCCATTGATATAGTCCATAAGCAATAAGATTTGCTTCGAGAGTGATTACAACAGCTGCGAAGTTGCAGTTGTTTAGAGAGATTACTAAAGCCTGACTGAATAGGTATATAGCTGTATTCTTATCAGTCTCGTTAGGAATCAATGTACACATGGTTTCTGCTTCTCTAAAGCATCTTTGTCCCTCTTTGAGGTGATGCTGCATCTTATCTCTATATTCTTTCTGCTGTGCTGGCCTCAACGCCATGTAATCAATGAATCTAGATTTTCTTAAGTCACTGATCTCTACGCTACAGTCATAGAAAAAAGCATTTCGTTCGTAATAATCTTCACATTCACTAGCCTGTAGATACGAATCAAAGAATATGTTCCATCCCAAGCATATTGTGAATACGCGCACGTAATGTAGCGCAGCGTGTTTCTTCTTAGTTAATATCTCTACCAGAAGATGTGTGGATGTGATGAGTGTAGGTAATAGAATCAGATTCATTTTGATCCTTTAAGATATGTGATGATAAATGATCGTGAATGCAAGACTATATAACACTAAATATATATAGGCAACCGAAATGAGAAATTCGGTTGCGATAAGATTACTTCTTCTTGGATTCTTTCTTAGCTTCCTTACGATCCTCTTTCTTTTCATAGGCTTTGGATTCTGAAGCTTCATGTTTTTTGTGCTTCATTGTTTCTTTTTCTTTCTTCATTACTTTTTCCTTTCTGTCTTTGATTTAATGATGTCTTTCTTAAGCTTAACATCATCTTTGATTTGAGCTCTAAATTCTTTATCATCCTTCTTTATGTGTTTTAGAAGTGTTTTCTTCTCTGATGCTTTCATTTAACTTCTCCTTTTGTTTCTTGTAATCTTTATAAGCTTCTCTAATCGCTTTTTGCTTTTCGTTTACGTCTAGTTTTCCTTTGTGGAACATCTTGCATAGCCAAGACGCTTTCGCTGCTTTCTTCATCTCTTCCGGATCGTTCTTCACGTGTGGTTCCGCTTCCATCACTTCCATCTTCTGCTTTCCTTAAGTTTATGACCCACGCATCATTGAGAATTAAATTGTTAACATTTAATCTATAGTGAGATGGTGGGTCGGTTGGTTCTCTATATATTAGTTTTACTTCTTCTTCTTGCTGGAGCCTGCTTTGCTGAACGCTATTGCTACTGCCTGCTTCTGCGGCTTTCCACTTCTTACTTCTGTTGCTATATTCTCTGATATAACTTTTTTTGACTTTCCCGTCTTTAAGGGCATAGTTTCTCCATTTATTTAACATGTAAAGCCGCTTTACTTTATTCCGTTTGGTCTGGTTTTCTCTTCCAATACAAGACTTTATCTCCATCTTCAAGTTTAGCTCCGTCCCAGTTGATTCCTATTGACCAACCACAGACGGATGGTTTTCCTTGAAGCTTTAGATAGGCAAGGTCGTAATCTCCAGGAAGGAATTGTGCAGCATCCGCCCATCCATCTTCGTCAAAATGAACGTCGTTATAAGAAAACTTTCTGAATCGTTTCCCTGTATTGACTAGGTCTTTACCTACTTTCTTCATAGTGCTGATGCTGGTATCGTGAGTGTAGGAGTTACTGAAGTGCTAGGAGTGTTAGTAGCAGTCTCATCTACTACATCAGCTGCTTCACCTTGAGTGTGAACCATAGTAATAGAGTACGTACAGCTAGATAGGCCTACTGCTACACATCCAATGAATATCATTGTGATGATAAGCATTAGAACGACACCAACAACGTTTGTTCTCTTTTCTTCTACCATTACTTTATCTCCTCTGTTGGAGGTGTTTCGTCTTCATTACAATGCAGTTGATGCATACAGAAACAGCTAGCCAGTAATAGGATTACCCCAATCACGCGCATTAAATCTTTCATGTAACCTCTCTGTTTTAAGTTCTCTATTCTTAAACACCTTAAATAGTGCTAGAGCGAATGTATCCCCACATTCCATGTGAGATAACATATATGCACACTCACCTAATCCAAGACCTCTATCTAACATCCAGTCACAAAGTTTTTGTGCTTCTTCAACTTCAAATATCATGCAGCCTTTCTCTTACCTTTCCATGTGTTAAATTTAGACTCTAAATCTTTATCTTCCAAGAACTTAGAAACTGTTTCTTGTTCTGAGTAACTAAAATGATTCATGACTACTTTTACATATTCCATAACAAGTTCTTTATCTTGCTTGTCAAACATCTCTAATAGTTTCTTCAGGTTCTTCTCTGCTGATTTTGCATCTACCTTTCCTCTACCAACGGCTGCTTCTCCATCATCATCACCATCTTCATCTGCTACGATGCCAATCATTCCACAAAGGCTATATCTCTTAGCATACGTCATAGCTGATCCGATGGCCTGACTATCCATCTTGGAAGGTATCAAAGGGAATTCAGACTTCATCCATTGACCAGATATATGTGCAAGCATAGTCACAAGCATTAGTTTACCATCTACTGTCTCACATGACTGAATGACTGCAAGGCCATTACTGGATAAAGGAGTTCTACATGCATCCATACATGAGGCAAAGTCTGCATATCGACTCTTGAAGTGAGGATTTACCTTATTGAATACAGCAGGCTTCATCACTGATTGAGCTTTTGAAAGAGCTGATACTAAGTCTTTTATGTCTTCTGAATGATGATTAATAGTTATTGTCATTAATATGTACCTCTGTAATATAGAAAGCTTTCTAGATGCCTTCTCCAGGCTTCTGCTTCTTTCTTCTCATAGTCTGCTATATCGTCCCCATAATCCCACTGTGGAGATCTTTGGTTTCCACGCGATCTCCCCCTTACTTTTTCTGCGCTTCCTACCTCTAAGGCTTGTTTTCTCCACGCGTCTAATCTTGATTGCATTTCTGGGCTTAAGTCGCTCATGTGCTAATCCTTTTGGAAGAAGTGAGTCCACACCTGGTATATGGCTAAAAAAAAACCATCGTCAATAGGGTACTCGTATATTTTTGCTTGATGACCATGTTTGTTAAGATGAAGAAAGTAGATCTTGCGTATGTCATGGCCTGCTTTCTTTGCTAGATAGGCGTAGGCACATCCCTGTGCTTTCCATGTCTTGGATGGTCTATTTGAAGTCTTTATATCTACGATAGCAAGACCGTCTGGTGTTTTAATGATTAGGTCAACTTGTCCCGTAATCTTTAACTCATCATCCCAAAACCGTTGCTCCATCATTATGACTTCATGGCCCAGACTCCACCACTTCTTAAAGGAGTCAATATATCCACTGGTCTCATCATCAGTTCCAATCTCTCCGATGTCTTGCATTATCCCTTCACAGATCTTATGAACTTTGGTTCCTCTCTCTGCTGCATGGGATACAATGTTAGCATCGATCTTGTCTAACCCGGAGAAAGGGTAGAGAATATTTGTGACGCGGTTATAGTTTTCTCTAGTGTTTTTGTCTTTCACGATGTAGAGTTTGTTTTAATTGTTTTAAAAGTAAGCTTTGGTGTATATGCGACAGTACTAACAGGATCTTTATATGCAATGAAGATTGCGAAAGTAATCACGAGAATGAGAAACAATAAGATAGCTAGAAGCACATATCTTTTGTTGATTCCTTCCATGATTTCCTTCCACACTTCGCGCATTTTCTGAACCGAGTGTAAATCTTTATTTTAAACACAACCTAGCAGAAAAGTTTTGCTTGTGACAAGTTATTTTTTTAACATGCGTGATATTTTATGATTGATGTCTTGAAAGCAGAAGTGAAAGTTAATGACACAAGAATTGGAATAGTTGACGTAATGTACTATGACTTAGTTGTTTACTGTGATATATGTTTATATAAGAACGAAAATCTCTGGATTAGAATGCCTGAAGTGTGGTTAACACCAGAAAGAAAGAAACGTTTTAACTCATGGCCTCAAAAGTGCAAATCAGATCACTTTCAGAATGTAGTTTTAAAAAAAGTATTTGACATGATAGGCTTAACTTTAGAGATTGCCATAGAAAAACGAAAAGAGTTTATAAACAAGAAACGAAAACAAAAAAATAGCTCCTAGGTTTTACACCTAGAAGCTATAGACTTAATGAAAACTATCTGTCTGTCTGAAAAATGATTCCCGGCAAGGAATCTAGATAAGATCGTAAGATCGAGGACCCAATACCTCCGATTTTATCCAGATAGCATCATTAAGTCCAGAGTAAAGTTCTTTTGGAGAACCATGGATTTATATGCTATTACCTCACAAGAGATCCTGGAAAGGATTTCACGTCATTGTCCTGAAGCATTATCTACATATTTACAATGTATAAACAGAGCAGATTCTAACGGAAGTATCTACTTCTCTAAGAGTTTAGTCGAAATTGACATGTCTGAAAAATGGGCTAAGTTCAGAAATAGAATCAAGAAATTGGCCTTAGAGAACCTTCTGGAATGGCATCCATTTAATGATGGCATATCAGTAACTTTGGTGGACCATAATGAAAATGAGTAAGCCGGCTGTTTGTTGTGATAGCTGTTTTGAGAAGATTGCAAATAGAAGTACCAGCGCTGCTAGGCTCTGGCTTGACTTATGCGATCTAGAAATTGCTTCACAAGGCTTATTTGGTTTAAAGATTAAAGATTCCTCTGTGTTGCGTATCTTAGAACTTCTTGGATTCATTCTAACGACAGATTCCTCAAATGTACTTATGGTTAAGGTCAACGGCAAGAAGACTGATGCTATGGGAACATATTTCTGTGGAGGCAAGTGCGATGAAGTCTGATCTAAAGATATGCAGTAAATGCAACTGCGCTAAGACCATGGATAGTGATTTCTATCTATGTCAAGGCAAGGTTCGCAGTGAATGTAAGAAATGTACCATCAAGAAGAACGTTCGCTATCAGCGTCGAGTAAAAGCGTGGAAACACCGTTATGTCGACAATGATGAGAAGCGTTCCTACATGATTGAGTACTATGCAGCGAACAAAGAAAAATTCGCTGCATACCGAGCTAAACGTAAAGCAAAGTTTCCTGACTACCATAAAGAGTATGCCAGGAAACGCAAAAATGAAAAACCATAACAAAAATATGCCTGGATCGAACTCCCAGGCATAAAAGGATATCCATGAATGCTGATGTCAGTATAGATAATCAAACTTTACCAGTCAACAATGAAGATAAAAGAAGCACGATTATTCGCGTGGTTCATAATAGAGAAAATCCCTTTGTCCAGTTAAATAAACAAGCTTTATGGGATACAAACCTTTCTTTAAAAGCCGTAGGTTTATGGGCTAGATGTATGTCTCGTCCAAATGATTGGCGATTCTGTATTAAAGAATTAGTAGGTAAGTGCAAGGAAGGAAGAAAATCTATAGACAACGCAATGAAGGAATTGATTCAAGCTGGATACGCTTATAGATTAGAATATTCTGAAAGACAGGAAGATGGAAAGTACAAAACTTCTGGAGTAGAATATGTCTTCTTCGAATTCCCCGCTACTCAACAAGAAAAAGATGAACAACAAGAGACTTTCAAAAAAAGTTTCCAGAATTCCCTTTTCGGAAAATCCCGTTACGGAAAATCCCGAAAGGAGCACCTACTAATATATAATCCTACAGAAATAGATCTAACGGAAAAAGAATTAACTCCTCCTATACCTCCTCAATCTCCCGATCTGCCCAAACAGTCAAATGGAGAAAAAGCAAACGCTGTCGCTGAGGAGAGTTTAGATAAATCTTCTAAACCTAAAGAAAAAAGAGCAAAGCAAGAATTCACTCCAAAAGTCCGAGAGGTTGCCAATCAGCTTCTTAATGCAATCGTTGCAGCTAATCCAGATTACAAGCCACCTTCAAATCTCACTTCCGTTCTCATGAGCGTTGATCTCATGATTCGCATAGACAACCGAGACCCTGATAAGATACTTGATGTTTGCCAATGGGCCTTAGCTGATTCGTTCTGGTGTGACAAGATGTGTAAATCTAATCCTGCTGATTACCTACGCAAAGAGTTCGCAAGATTCTCTATGAAGATGAATGTAAAACCTGAGAAGAAAGAACGTAAGTTTGCACCATCTTCACGAGAAGAAAGAACTAATGCTATTGCTGAAGAAATGGAGAGAAATGCCATATGAAAACACTAAATTCAATAGCTAGAGATTCTCTTCCTCCTGTAAGCGAAGGTAAAATCGTTGATATGATTGCTGTTTTAGGTGGGTATAGAAAACTAGGAGCTCCCACTCTTTCAACAGAACTCAAATGCATGATATGCGAAGGCAAAGAGCATTACACGCCACTTGTTGACCCAAAGATAGACGCAACTAGAGTATGGATCTGCGCAAAAGGCGATTGCGTGACCAACAGCAAACAAAATACGTTAAAGGCTACCACCACACCAGTCACATCACAAAGATGCGTGCAATGGCCTTTATTTTGCGAAATGAACGGTATTGGAGATGAGCATCATAATGTTAAGTTTGAAAACATACAACAATCAAGCGGTAAAATCGATTATCTACTTAAGTTTGCTAATAAACCTAGGGGTATTATCCTCATGGAAGGTGATCCCGGATCAGGCAAAACTTATGCGTCCATGGCTACTGCCGAGTTTTTCACTAGAACGAACTCGTCGTGTATCTTCACTACCCAGAAACAAATGCTTAGTAACTGGTTAGATACTTTTAAAAGTGACAGGGTTAGTAATTATATACCTAAGCTAATGGAATGTAGTTTTCTTGTGATTGATGATTTCGGTACAGGAGATGTTTCACCTGGTTTCATGAGCTTCTTTATGGACCTAATAAACACTAGAATGCAATGGACAACTAGAGGAACCATTATAACAACTAACCTAGATTCAAAAAGATTCACTTCATTCTGTGGAGAAGCTTTATCAGATAGAATAAACACAGGTCAACAAATGAAGTTTGAAAGTAAAACAAGAAGAACTAAAACAATATTATAACAATAGGAAACTATATGTATAACTTTAAATTTATAAGTCATGAATCATTTCCAGAAGATCAATACACTAAAGAAATTGTCTATCTAGAAGTTGGAGAGAAAGAAAAATATCGTGTTGGTTACGCAAGAAAGCAATCTAAAAATGGTGGAATGTTTTGGAGTGTTATAAGTGCTGGTGTAACAAAGAACGGAAATAAGATATATAAAGATTCGTTTATTATAGATAGTAATATACAAAAAGAAGACATTAAAGCTTTTCTAGAAAGTCGTGGTTGGGAAAAGAAATTAGATGCTAGATATGAAGAAAACCCACCATTCTGAGGAATGCAATGAACGAAAAAGAGAAAAAACAGCATATAGATAAGTTTAATAAGGACGTTGCTTGGCTAAAAGCCAATGTTCCAAGAGATGATATATATGAGTTTGCAGAACAAGCTTTAATGGCAGCTGATTTCTTGATCGGTAGACTTAACGAATGGGTAGATGTAGTGGAAGAATGCGAAGATGATAAAATATTAGAGGCTTGGGTTAAGAACATTATGGGAATACGCATTCTTAGAGAGAGAGAAAGGTATGGATTTATTGATACAGAGCTAAAGGATATCATTTGAAAATAGTGATACCAGGAGTCCCAATTCCTCAGGCAAGAATGAGGCATTCAAACTTTAAAGGCTTTGTAAAAACATATGACCCAAAGGCTAAAGAAAAGAAAGTCATAAGACATCATCTAGAAAGCAAAAAAACTTTACTTTCATTTGAGTATCCAAGAATCACTTTTCTGTTTCATATGCCCATTCCTTCATCTATTCGAAAGAGAGACGTAGATCTTTATAACTCAGGGAGACTGAAGCACGACAAAAAGCCTGATGTAGATAACTTAGTCAAACTTTACTTAGATTGCTTAGATGGTATTGCAATACATGGAGACCAAAAGGTTTCTCTTGGTCCTTGTATTAAAGTGTATCATCCTGATCCTAAGACTGTTATATGGATTAATGAGACTACGAAAAAGCTAACTCCTTGGGAATTGGATGTTGCCTTTTTAAACGCTGAAGAACCCGATATACCGTCATTTTCTGTACTGGATTACCCTTTCGGTTCTTGTAGCCTTTGGTCTCAAGTTCGTTCGCTATTTGACCGTACGTTAAGCCCTCTTGATGCCATTGAATCATTAGAGCGACCTGCTCTGCCTCCTGCTTTTCAGGAATTAGAAGATATGGCTTCTTATACGAATGGCATTTATCTTTAGTCATCTGCAATCTTGTCTCATCGGTTTTATATCCATACCAAGCAGTTCCAACTTTCTCCATGTTCGCTTGCTTTCTCTTTAAACCTGATATAGTTCGTATGCGTATATTGTTTCTCTCTGTCTCTCCTAAGAATGCATAGATGTGGATGTTTGCATTGTCTATATGAGGCTCATAGAGAGATACAACAGTAACACCTTTCTTGATTAGCTTACTTCTGTATATATAAACCAACTCTTCTCCATCCCTAGCCAATCTGTCTAGCTTATAGATCACTAAGGTATCACCCTTCTTTACGAACTCAAGCATCTCTTTAAGCTTAACTCTATCATCCATGGGTATGCGACTGGAAGTCTCTGGCTCATCGAACTGTACGATTTCATCGTCAGGTTGCCTGTTAGCCTCTACATACTCAAAGCATTCTTTAATCTGGTTGTCTACAGTTTGCAACTTAGTAGACACTCTACTAAACACTACGTATCGCATTTCTTAACTTTTGGTTTTCTGATCATTGATCTCGCTTTAGTCAACTCAATCATTTTTAGTTTATCAACCATCACAGGAACGTTAAAATCATCTGGAAGAAGCTCTAAAACACCATATAATTGATCATAATATAGTTTAATGTCTCTATCTATGTCCCATATAATTGTATTAGCTCTAGAGCATAAATCATCCTTGTTTCCAAATATACCGATCTCAATAGCTCTAGCATGAAAGGTTCTTAATGTTTCGAGAGAGATAATACCTGCTCCTAATGACATTGCATAGTCCTCAAGACTTTTCATTTTCTTTGCGTCTACATACGTATGATCCACTCTTTGACCTCAGTTCTTTAAGTTCTTTGATGTATAGTCTAGATGGAGCAGTCTTTCCATTCTCCCATCTATTCACCGTTACTACTGTCGTTCCAAGCAATTGGGCAAACTTCTCTTGAGACACACATAACTTCTTTCGTATCTCCATTATTTCTTCTGGTGTCATCTTCCCTCGCTTAACTTTCTAAACAATTCAGCCACTCTGATTTTCCTAAACTCTTGATCTACAAATGGATGCTCTCCATCACTATCGTATGCAAAGTAAAGTTCGTTTAACGACCATTCACGTGTATGAACATATGGCGTACTCATTAAACATTGAATTGTATCCTCATCTGTTGGGTTTAATGCATATATATAGCATGCCCATTGAGATGAGTTGTAAATAAACTTTACTTCGGAATAACAATTCATGGAGTCCGCACGCGGACCCCAGTTAGCTATTAAGGATTGCTTAATAGATTCACTTAGCATTTCTTTTCCTCTATAGCGCATAATCTCATTTTAAACTCTAGGTCTTGCATAGCTAACTTTGTATGAAAATCTTTCATTTCTTGTTGAATACTTCTAATAATCTCTAGAGTTTCTTTTCTTTGTTCTTCAAACTTCTTATCTAGATTTAGATACAAAGCAACAACGGTCCCCAGGTTGGTCATCATAATAGCAAATATAGCCAACACTTGTGTCCAATCCATATCTATACTCCTTTCTTCTTATCCACGTGGTTCTTGATTCCTGCGTCCATTCCCATTCGTAATATGCGTAATGCCTCTCTATGATCTGGGGCAGTCTCATATAACGCTACGGTCACGTAACGAATGATGAGATAGAATAACTCACCAGTCTCTATATCATCAATATGTGCTTCTAAGACAGTCAATAAGTCCTCTTCTAAATCGTTTATCTTGTCTTGCGTCAAAATCTTATTGACGTTAGACTGAGGTAGATTTTTCATATCGCTCCTATGAGCCAGTTGCGAGCTGGCTCTTTTCTTGTTATACACGCCATGTTAGTATATTATATCAGTATATATCACTATTTAACTTAATCAGTCAATACCAAAACAACTTTACTTTCATTTGTGTAGCATTGTTGTTGGCATTACATACACATATTCAGTCTCTTACAACTCATAATGCAATGGATTAAAATAATTAGTTGACACAAAAATAGACCAAGTTTCATGATTCGGTATAATCAGTCTTGAACATAGCGACCGCTGCGCTTAGGCGGATTGGTATTCATGTTTAGTCTATAGACCTGTAACACAAAGTAAAGAGTTAATTATGGCAGGATTCCCTTCACTAGCTAAAGGTAACCAAATAGGCGAGACCGCTAAACGGCCTAAGCCAGGCATACCGCTTGATAAAAATATTTTGATAGAGCTGATAGAGAAACATGGTGGTAATATATCTAGAGTAGCTGATGCAATGGGTACAACTAGAGGTACTGTAAGACGTAGATGCCAGAATGATAAAGAGCTTGGTGAAGCTTTAGAAGATGCAAGAGAAAGAAGCATAGATGAATTAGAGAAGTCTTGTTGGGAAGATGCAATAGCTAATAGAGATACAGCACTACGCTGCTTCTTACTCAAGACGCAAGCTAAGCATAGAGGTTATGACCAAGACGAAGCTAAGAATGCAGCTAAGGATATAGCTACAGCAGCCTTTGACTTCATCATCAGCAAGCAAGACAAGAAGTAATAGACCTCTCACAGCATGGTGTCACATGCATACTCACCTACATAAACAAGCTTTACTTTGGTAACTACGTGAACATGTGGTTACGATTGGTTGCCATGTAGGGTCCCATCCATATATTAAATACTTGATTCTAGTGACCACAGGACCCTAAGTAGTACCGGTACTATGTATCTATATATCTCATGACCTCTGCCATAAAGACTTCACTTTCTCACTTAAAGAAAGTCTTTTCAGATTACATCTAGATCGATCTATCATATAGACACCTACCTAGAAAAAAAACTCCCAGACTTTTGTGAATAAAGAAACCTATTTACTCTATTGAATATGGAGGTTAGAAGAATCTCATCACATGTAAAAAAATCCTCCCCAGAAAATATAGTGTTATATAGTGTGTGATAAAAAGGAGGTTTGTATGAGAACACATAAGAATATTGCTATGACTGCATGGGAATGCATTACGAAAGCCATAGATGACTTTAATGATGATAGTGCTGATGGTCATGTGGTGCATTATCCGAAAGAGTTGCAGGTGGATGGAGAGGTGTACTATGCCGAAGAGTTACAAGAATGATACACGAGATGGATGAGTTGAGATTAGACATAGGTGTGATAATCAAGATTCTAAAGACGCGTTTAAAGAAGATGGAAAAGTCTAGTGAACAGATAAAGAAGGTTGAGGAATTTAATTCATTGAGTAGAGAGATGCATCATCTTGAAACGGCTATAGATATGTTGAAGTGTGTGAATAGAT